TTACTCGTCCTCGTCCTGCAGGAACGCCGTGCCGGCGCCGAACTGATCGGTTTCGGTGTCGTACTTGAAGTCGAAGACACCCTGAATTTCACGGTCTTCGGCATCTACAAACGTGGCATCGGTGGCCATTTTGAGCCGTCCGCTGCTGATCTCGGCAAAGAATGTGGAGAGTGTGGTCATATTCATGCCCTCGCCGCCAAGGTCGCGGGAATCAACGATCTTCGTGGTGGCGATATCGATAAGAGTCGGTTCCGCGACCTGATGGAAGCCGAAGTTTTCGAAGACGGGCGTGTCGATGCCGGGCAGGCGTTCGTCATAGGTGACGGCCGCGCCGATGACCGGCTCGCCGGGCTCCTTGTCGCCTGCATCGGAGGGTTTTTGGTCACCCCGGTCTGACGTGGACCGCTTGGCGACTTCGAAGCCAAAGGGATCGGGGTTGCCGTCATACTCTACCCGCACACCTCGGCGCATGTCGTAGCGGATGGGAAGTGCGCCGGTGGCGTTGCGGCCGATACCAGTGCCGCCGTCGAACTCTTCTTCCTCTTCGACCGGCGTTGGGAACCGCAGTTCCTGAGACACGTCGGCCGGATAGGCGAAATCGTAGGGCTCCATCTGTCCAGCCTTTACGGGCGTCCAACACTCGAAATCTATCGAGCGGGTGTCCGAGTTGTAGTCGGCTTTCTCGACCAGCGCCAGTACATCCGAGTTGGCGACGTAGGACGAGTTGAAATCAAGCGTCACGGCGTCGAACGTTTCGAGATTCAGCTTGGTGAGTGGCGTACTGAAGCGGACCTTCTTCCAGGTGTTCGCATAGCGGATCAGCCAGAAGGTGGCGCTTTTGAGCACCATGTCAATCTTGTTGTAGATGTAGAAGTCGAACTCGCGATCCTTGGTGCCGTACTTCTTGACGTTGTGACGGAGGATAACACGGTTGTCCTCTTCCTGGGCACCGGTGGCCCGCCATCGGGCAACGAGCTTTGTGACGAGGTTTTCGGTCGTGGTGTGCGAAAGTTCGAACGTGCCGACTTCGATGTCCGATTCGGTGATCGTGTCGGCGGGCGCCGGTTCGGCCGGTAGATAGCGGAGATGGAACGTGTTGTCCTTGAGCACAATGGCACAGCGGGCCTGAAAGGCGATTTCTTCCAGGGCTTGGAGAATTTGCTTGCGGTCGGTCAGGGCAAAGTGGCTCGGGTAGTTGGCCAGTCTCGCCCGGACGGCATTGAACGAAGCACTGTCCGTATCGAAACCCGTGTTCTGTTGGATCAGGTACTCCAGGATGTCGACCGTATTCGGGCCGACCGTGCCTTTGAACATGATGTAGATTTGGTCGTCCCAGCCGAGATCGGTACGTTTTGAAAGAGCGTCTTTGAGCGTGACCATCGTGGCGGTGACCGAGCCGTACTGTTCCGTCGTGACCGTATAAAAATCCTCGGGCACGTCGATCAGGAAGCGGCGGCCGGCGGATTGAATGAACGCTTTTACACGTTTGACCGCGCCGGGCGTGATGCTGGCGACAAATTTTTGCGGCTCGGGTATTGCCATACGGACCTGGGCACCGGCGTCAGCAAAGAAGTAGCCGGCCGTATCACCCGTGATATTGCCGTTGGGCACAAAGCGGGTGAATCCGAAGGGGCCACCGGGGAAGGTCGTGCCATCGGCGCGCGGCACGACCAGCGGTTCACCTTTTCGTGGGTGCTCGGCCGATTGCACGGAGAACTCGTCGGTTTCGCCAAGGAACGAACCGGTGAACCTAGCACCGTTGATCTCTAATGTAATCGTGCCGCGCGGGAACTCTTCGCCGCCGAAGATGCGAAACGTGGTAAACTGGGCCGTGGAGTTGTAGGTGTTTTGGCCGTCGCCTGTCCCGAATCTGGCCACGATGGTTCGGGCCTGATCGGTGAGCACGTCCAGTGTCTCGAACTTCTGATCCTCGAACCTCTGCTTGTTCGCCATGAAGCCTTCGAGTTGTTTTTTGAGTTGTTCATCGCCGGAGGTCGCCGCCTCGCTGACGCTCCAGAAGCCGTTGGCGTCGAGCCACTCCCCAATCTGCTCGTTGATGTAGGATAAGATGCGGTTTATGGCGAACAGCCGATAGGGCAATAAGAAGTCGATGATTCCCACGCCGCTGGCCAGTGTGCCAACGGCCGGTTCATTCAGTGGCACACCCTCGACATGGACACAAGTCCCAAAACACATGGGCCACGCCCGACCGATCAGGTCTTCGGGAATGTTTTCGAACTGCCCTTCCTCGGGCGAGAAGCCGATCTCGGCGTCTTCGATTTGCGAGATGATGTCGAAGGATACCGTGCGGTCGCCCTCGCTCCAGACGACCGGCGAGCTGATCTTGCCGCGGAACAACAGGAATTTATCGGACAAATCAAGGCCATCGAAGTATTGAAAGACCCGAACATCGCGTTGATGGACGTCATGCGTGTCGAGGATGGTTTTGATCGAACCGTCGCTGTCGTCGAGCGTGATGGTCAGCTGCTGGGAGTCGTTGTTGCCCGAGACGTTGATGACATTATCAAGCGATCCGACTTCGAGGATGCGGCCCGGGATGGGGCCGACCGTCCGATCGGCGTAGGAGAGCGGTGCGCCGTCGCCGGTCCAATCAACTTCGATGATCGTGATCGGTTCGTTGCCAAGCCGCTCGGCAATTATGTTGAGAGCATCTTGTGATAGGTTGCGTACCATTACTGCTTTACCCCTTCATACTCCAACTGGATCGTTTGCATTTCTCCGCCTGGCCAGCCAGCGGCCCGTTTGTGTGTGCTGAATTCGAACGGATTGCTTGTGAAGTGCCCGATCCAAATCTGGCCGAGATGATCGGTGAGTCGGATTTTCGATGCAAAGTAGGATTGGACGAAGCCCCGCAGTTCCAGGGCCTTCATGCGGCTTAGCCTTAGTGGCAGCGTGAGCCGATGCCGGCCAGCTTTAGATTTGACGTAAGTGTAGAGCGTGCCGTCCATAGCCCGCCGGGTGACAACTTCGCACGTCTGGGCCTCGCCATCGCCGAATTGCGGATTGGGCAACAGCGTGACGGTCTGAATGGCTGGATAAGGGGCGGCTAATTCGATCATATGGGCACCCCCTCGAATTCAAGTGCCGTGCTGATGTTGTGTGGGCCGTTTCGCATAACCGGTTCGTCTGGCGAGATGATCACGCCGGCCCAATGGCGGTTCTCCCAATCACGCAGTCCGACTTCCTTGCCGAGGGTTGCCCCGATGAACGTCAAAAGCGATTGGGCTTCATCTTCCTCCAGGCCAACGAACTCCAAGGTCAACTGCTGCACCTTGGGCCAGATCAGATCTGCAAAGACGACCAGCGTGCCGCCTCGGGTTTCACGATTGATTCGTTGGAAGCGGAGCCGATCTTTATTGTCCAGTTCCGGACCCCGCAAGGTAACTGTCATTGTCGGTGCATCGAGCGGCCAGTAGAGCTGCACGCCTTCTACCCGTTCGAGAGTCGGAACGGTAGTCGAAGGTGGGGCCGGTGCATTCGGATCGTCCGTTGAGCCAACAAACGGCGTGTACGTTCGGGTGACACAGCCTTCGACGAGCACGACATTAACCGTCTGGTGTAGGCCGAGCGTCGAGCCGGCCGAGACGAACCGCTCGATTGTCCGCGATGCTTGCTGGCCCAGCGCGAGCGTGCTGGTCGCCACCCGGCTGGCCGTTGCAGAAGCGGCGTGCCCAAGCGAGAGTTGGCTAGCAGCGTCACCTGCTAGCGTCGGGTTGGCCAATTGGGAAAGCGCCAGGTCGTTCGTTGCCGTGACGCTGGTCCCGTCGGCGCGAACGTGGACGACTCCCGCTCGTTGGGCAAAAGACAGTATATTCCCGGTTGGCTCCGGATCGACGAAGATGTAGGAGCTGGCCGAAGCAAAAATGCCGTGCTCGACTTCAATTTCGTCGAACGTGAGCCGGTCGAGCGTGGTTTCGGTGAAGTAGATCGGCGTGGTGGCCGCGACCTGCGCGACCTTGTTGCCGTGGGCGTTGACATCCAACTCCAGGCCGTTTTGACCCGCAACGTGTTTTGTGGAGTTGCGTCCCTCGGCCAGATCCGACAGCCAAAGTTCATTGGTGGCAGAAACCTCGATCAGCGATACGCCGACGGCATCCGCCGAGCCAGACAACATGAGCGTGTTGGAAGCCGAGATCTCCTTGATAAGCCCGCCGTCTGCATGTTGGCCCAGCGATAGTGGGCTGGACGCGGAGAGTACTTCGGCATTGTCTGAAACGGCCTCGCCCGTGAGCAACAATGTGCTGCCAGCCGTCAGAATGATAACTCGGCTGGCCAGGGCCGAGTCATCCAACGTGAGCGTGCTTCCGGAGACAAGCCAGCGTGTCGCCAGGACGGTTGCTTGATCGGTCAATGCAAGTGCTGATCCGGCCGACTTCGCCACCACACCGATTGCCTGAATCCCGAGGGAAAGTGTGTCCGCCGCCTGGATGCGAAAAACCGAACTCACTTCGGCCGCGCAGGATAAATTCAGCTCGCCATCGGCGGAGCGGGCGACCGTTTGATTGGCAGCGGCAGTGTCCGCGAACGACAGCGTGTTCGAGGCCGAGCGGCCGGCAACGATGTTACATGAGGCCGTTTGTGTGATGGCAAGCGTGGTTTCCGCACCAACCGCCGTACCGTCTGACGGTGAATCGGAGGCCATCACCTCAACCGCCTGACGGGTGACACGCAGCAGCCGCTCAACTGACGGGTCGACGCCCATCACTTCGACCGCCTGACGGGTGACGCGTAGCACTCGCTCGGGCGACGGGTCCGATGCTACCACCTCGGCAACCTGCCGGGTTGCCCGCAGCAATCGCGCAGCCGGCGGGTCGGATGCCACAACTTCGGCGACTTGCCGGGTTACGCGGAGATCGGCCATGCGGAAACGTTCCTATGCTGCGGTTAGGTTCCCACCTTGACGCCGAATTGCGTGCCGTTGACGCCCGACGCCGTCCACGCGGAGGAGGTATCCGGGTCGGTTTCAAGAATCCGCGTGGCAACTTCATAGTCGTCCGTGGCGATATTGCTTGGCTGCCCGTCGCTGGTCGTGCTGCCAGACTTGGTCGTCTGATAGAGATCGATATCTCCGGGAAACTCGTTCATGCGAACGTCCGTGTTGACCTGCACACCAACAATCGGTTCGGTGGTGATCGTCGAGAGGTTGGCGTAGTCGTAGAGATCTTCCGCATCCTCGGTGTTGCTCTCGACATAGGACGTTTCATCGTCGGGCGGAATGTCGTCGACCATGTCATAGTTGTCGGTGCCGGAGGTGGGTGTCCAATCGCTGCTATCGCCGTCGGCACTGGGAAGTATGCCTTCGATGACAACCTGACCGAGAAAGTCGTTGTTGATCGGGCCATCCGTGTCGCAGATATAGATGTCGTCGATACACTGGTAGTAATTCTGAAGTTGAAACAACACGTAGCGGGAATCTGCGCTGCCGCGGGTGTCCACGCCTGAGCCGCCCAAGACGGTTTGGCCATCGATATGGATTTCGTAAGACCCGGCCGTATCGTGACAGACGACCTTCGCCTCCACATAGTGCCAGGTTTCGGACGCGAAAACCGGGTTGGCCGTTGTGGTCAGCAGGGTGTTTCCGCCACCGCAGGCAGAGATTTTACCGTCGGATGTCACCTTGATCGAGAAATTGTAATAGGGGGAACTATCTGCGTTGCCGATAACGAGGATTTCCTTGTTGTCGGGGAACGACGAACCGAATTTGACCGCCATGCCGACGATCCAGGTATCGCTGGTCGGCACGTCGTCGGAGGCAACCACATAAAAGAACCGCTGCGAGGAAGTGGGATAGGCGTACGCACCCTGCAGCGAAAAGCCGCCTTTGCGGCCGTCCGCCAATTTGGCCTGGTCGCAAACAGGGTAAAGCGTCAGCCCGTGAAAGTTCCCGTACTTCCGGTTCAACTGATCCCCGAGCGTCGTGCCGAGCGTCGTGCCGAGCGTCTCGAAACCTTCCATCCATCGTAGAGACATGAACGTACCACCTGTTTGCTATGTGCCCGTCTTGATACCGAACTGCACGGCGTTAACACCCGATGCCGTCCATGCGGAGGATGTGTCTGGGTCCGTTTCCAAAACACGTTGGACCGACTTGTAGGAATCGTCAGCGATGTTTACCGCCGCGCCATCGCTGGTTGTGGTTCCCGATTTGACGGTCTGATAGAGATCCAGATCGCCGGGAAATGCCGTCATCCGCGGCTCCGTCTTGAGCACGACGCCGAGAATGTCTTCGTCCGTAATCGTCGCCAGATTGGTGTACCCGTAGAGGTCCGTCTCGTCCTCGATATTGCTCTCGACATAGGACGTGTCATCGTCCGTTGGATTATCGTCGACCATAGCGTAATTGTCGCTGCCGGAGGCGGGCGTCCAATCGCTGCTGTCGCCGTCCGCGTTGGGAAAGATGGCCTCGACAAGGATCTGCCCGAGGAAGTCGTTGTTGGTTGTGCCATCCGTGTCACAGATATAGATATCGTCCATGTACTGGTAGTATTCGTCCATGCGGAAGCGGACGAATCGCGTGTCGGCGCCGGCGCGCGTATCAACATTTGTGCCGCTCAAGACCGTGACGCCATCGATACGGACCTCGTAAGATCCGGTCGTATCGTGGCAGACGACCTTCATCTCGAAATAATGCCACTGATTCCGCGCGAACACGGGGTCGGCGGTCGTAGCAAGCAGCGTATTTCCGGCTCCAGCCACGGAAACCTTGCCTGTATCGAGCAGCTTCAGAGCGAAGTTCCAGTAGCTGGTCGACGAGTTGGTGTGTCCAAGGACGACTACTGAGTTGCTGCTGGGAAAGGTCGAATCGAATCTGACCGCCACGCCGATGATCCAGGTATCGTTGGTCGGCACGTCGTCGGCAGCAACCGCATGGAAGAAATACTGATAGTTGCTGTTGCAAGCTTTGGCGGAATACCCACCGTTGCGGCCGGTCGCCAACTGCATCGACGCGGCATAGTTGCTCAGCACGAGGCCGAAGAATTCGCTGTATCTGCGATCCAAGCCGGTTTGGATTGTGTTGCCGATGGTTGCCCCGAACGTTTCGAACCCTTCAGCCAGTCGTAAAGTCATTGCATCGCGTCCTTAACCTGACATGGGAACCCACAGCCGACCGGGCACTGTTCAACGTACCCGGTCGGCCACAGTGTTAATCACTCACGCCGTGACCGTGTAAGTGGCCTTGAGCTGATCGCCGTTTTGAACGGGCACGTCGCCCGAATCGAACAGGGCCGTGGCCCAAAGGGTCGAACCGGCCGCGTGATCGCCCTTGTTCTCCGGGGCCGTGCCACCACCGACTAGCATCAGGCCCTTGACGGTACCGGAGGCCGTGACGTCAAACACGACGACCGTGCCGTTGCTGATCGCCTGCGTCGCAGCGGCATCAGGATTCCACACCGGCCGGGTTGTGGTGCTGTCGCCGTTTCCGGGATCGGTGTAGTCGGCGAACTCGTCCCAACCGTTACCCGACTGGTCGATCTCGTCGTAGGTATCGCCGGCTGCAAGGGCCGTGAAATTGGCGTTGTCGATCAGCCCCAGATACCAGGTGGTAATCTGCGTGGCGGCATCGAACTGGGCGTTGAGCAGTTGGTCCTTGCCCTCGTTGGTAATGCCGTTGGGGAACTCGTACACGCCAATGAGCCGGCCGTCGCGCCAATGTTCGACCTTGAAGTGGCCATGCGGGTTGAGATCCGAAGCGGCCTGTTTGGCGGGACGTACGATCTTGATACCGGCATTTTGGGAGAGGTTGAGGTGACTTTTCATGATTTCCTCCGAAAGAGAAGAGAAAGGTGTGATGGGTGGGAAGTGGTTATAGAATAGACGTGCCACGGCGCAGTTCGCGGCGTACGCCGGCGGCGATGGTTCGCGCGGACTGACGGGCTGTTTCGTTACCGTTGACGTTTACGTGAATGTCACCGACGTTGGTGACCGGGCCGCCTTCCTGGCGGTAGACCGGCCGCACACCAGCATTGATGGCTACAAGCTGCGAGAAAAATTTTCGTGACGATCGAGCATTGACCACGAACTCGCCGGGCGAGAGCATGGCCGGAACCGTGTCAGTCCCTTGTGGAATACAACCGCCGCCTGCCAGTTTCCGCACCAACCCGCCCTTGGCCGAGGTAAGTATTGGCGTGGTCGGAATGCTCGGCATTGTGATCTGACTGCTCGCCCGGACCATCCGCTCCATCGCATCAGCTGTGGCCAGACTCAATTCGGCCAACGAGCGGGCGGGAGTTACAGTGTTTAGTAGATTCGACTGAAGATTACTGCTCGACGTGTTGTTCCGTTGCGTCTCCTCTCGCATTTTTTGGATAAACTGTTCCAATTCACGAAGCTGCTGCTGGCCGTCGCCGCCCGAGAACGGATTGTCGATCAGTGAATCGCGAAGCTCGAAGCTCTTCTTGAAGATGTCGAAGTTGCGGCTGAAAGCGGCCATCTCGGCGCTGGCCATGTCCAGTTTGCCCAAGCTGGCAACGAACACCTGGGCCCGCTGGGCTACACCCTCGAACACATCTTTTGTCAATTCGGAGCTTCCGCCGAGCGTGACCATTTCTCGGGTCAGCGACGCGATGCCTCGCTGCATATCGTTGAGTTCTTGGTCCTTGGCACGATTGCCGAGAAACGCAAGAAACTCCTCTTCGCTGGCGCCGACCGGGCCGACACCGAGCCCACTGACATTGGCCTTCATGCGAGCGAAGTTGTAGCCCAACTCCGTTTGCACCTGCTGGGCCGTGCTTTGCTGCTGGATGAGCCTGTTGTACTTGCCGATCACGTCATCGACCGCCTCGCCAATCTTCTCGAAATCGCGGCCAAGTTCCGAATACTGGGGCAGGTTGAAGCTGAACTTCAAGTTGAGTAAGAGGTCATCCGTAGCGCGACGAATCTGATCATTCAAACCATCGAGTGCTTCCGGGGCTGCCCGAAGTGTGTTGATCTCTACCGAATCGAGTTGGCGGTTGAGGTTTTTGCCAAGATTTGCCAGGTCGATCACCCGGCCAACGTCGAGACTTTCGCTGGACAGTGCGATTTTCTGGAATTCGCGGAAGGCCGCCTGATACTCTTGAACCTGCTTGCGGCGTTGGTCGGCTGGAAGTTGCTTTCCATCGTCGTCGAACAGACTGGCCGACTCCTGCATCCGCCCGGACAGAACTTTGAGTCGTTCGAGATTGCGTTTCTCTTGATTGGCAAGCCGCTCGGCTTCTTGAGCACGCCGCTGCTGGGTCTGCTGTAGCCGTGTTTCGGCGACCAGTTGCTTTTGCAGCACGCCGCGAACCGCTTCGGCCGCCTTGGCTTCAAGCTGACGGTTCTTTGTTCGGTTGGCGATTGCGTCGGCCTGTTTTGCGAACCCGGACGCGCGGTCGAATTGGGCCAAGGCGTCGCTGATCTGCTCGTCGCTCGTCGCCCCGGCCAACATTTTGGCAGCATACTCGGCGATCTGCTCGGATCGTTTGGCAAATCGGTCCAGTTGGCTCGTGTCGGCAAGCCGCCGGTTGTTTCTCTCGAAGGCATCGTCGGAGAGTTGGTCGCGGGCCGAGACACTCCGACGTTGCGACTGGTCGATCGCGGCCAGGGCATCCTCTTCCATCTGCTGGAAGCGGCGAATGCGGTCCTCTTGAATCCGGATGATTGCTTCGGCTGTGCTCTTCGTGTTCTGGACGAGTTTTTCATTTGCCTTGGCGGCCGTGGCAATGCTGGTGTCGTATGCCGTATTTCTCGCCGTCACTTCCTTCTGAATTGCGGCCTGGATATTCTTGAATGACCCCTCGACCGTTTTGACTCGCTCGGCTTCAGCCTCGCGGAACTTCTTCATGTAATCGGCGACCAAGCCTCCAAACACCTCGTCGGCCTGGCCACGCTGATCCACAATCCAATCGCCGATCCAGTTGCCAACCGTTTTGGCACCCAGCCCCAGAGCCACGCCCAGCGAGAGTCCGCCGATTGCCTTGCTTGCCAATGACGCCTGTGTGGCGAGCGTTCGAGTCTGCACGGCCGCCCATGCCGCCTTGCCACCAAAACCTACCAAAGCGACTGCCCCGGCACCGATGACAGGAACCAAAGCCCGTGAAACCTGATACAGGCCCTCCGCGCCGCCGGTCGTGTCGAAAAACAGCCGAGTCGTTTTGACCAGGCTCGTCCCCAGCCCGGTCGTGAGCATGTTTTTCAGCTCGTTCAATTCCTTCGTCACCCGCTCGACGTCCGTATCCATGATGGCCGTAAACTGATCATTGAGTTCAGTCAGATCCGTGCGGCCGAGTTCGGTGAGGCTTTTATTGTAGGCATCGGCGCCCGTACTGGTTAGTCGCAATACGGCGTTGAGACCACGCACTCGCGGAAAGAGTTTAGCAATCGAAGTCGTTGAGCCGTCGGTGGTCGAGATAACGGCGTTCATCACGCCCACGAACCCCAGCGCGGCAATCGCCTGTTCTGCCGAAGCGTATCCGAGTTTTTGGAACGCCTCTTTCATCGCGGTCGTCGGCTTGACCATGCCCGTCATGGCGCCACGGATCTGCGTGGCCGCCTCAGCCGTTTTCACGCCGCCGATGGTCACGGCCGCGTACGACGCTTGCAGTTCTTCAAGACTCACGCCAAGTTGCGCCGCCATTGGCGCGGTCCGCCCAAAGCTGACAGCCAACTCGCTCGCCCGGGTTCGACCCAGCTCGATTGTTTTGAAGAATTTTGCAGCCACGTCCTCGGATCGGGAAGCGTCCATCCCAAAGGCGTTGAGCGTGCCCGTTAGGAGGTTCACTGAATCTTCGGTGCTGGCCACGGCGACTTTCGAGAACTTCATTGCGGTCGACAGCACGTCGACTTGATTGGCCGTGCCCTGAATCTGGTTAGAGATGACCTGGTAGTAACCTTCGCTCACGTCACCAAGTGGCTGGTTGAACTCGTCCGACAGGCCTCGGACCGTTGCGGCCAACTGGTTAAGGTTCTTGATCGGCGAGATGGTGCGGATCTCGGCAATCTGTCGTTGGAAGTCAAGCGAGTCGTTGTAGGCGTCGCCCAGGGCGTTGCGGACCATACTCAATGCCCGAACAATCGCCTGCGTGGCCACCACCCGAGCCATCGTTTCCCAACTGATCGTCAGGGCCTTGGTGGACCGGGTGCCCGTCTCGCCGAGCTTGCCGTAGGACTTTTCGACTCGCTGAAGCCCGTCGGCGATCTTGTTCTCCGTGCCGGTGAAGCTCTGGCCGAGGCCGTTTTGAATGCGACGCACGTCGTCCAGCGACTTGCCCGACCGCTTGGCATACTCGGCGACCTTCGTGGCTGCACTCTCAAACGCACGTTTGTGATCGGTCCGGGCGATGGCCGGAATCTCAGCAAATTTGGCCTTAACGTTCGCCAGATGTGCCAGCACCGCATCGGCTTCCGAGCGGACCGACGCGGTCGTACCCGAAGTGCTTGCGGCCGAGCCGCCCATGGCAATGGCCCGTGCCCGAGTAAGCTTATCCAAACTAGCAAAAGCACGATCAGCGTTGCTCTTGATCTGCTTCAGCGCCCCGACCGTTTTGCCGGCCTGCTTATTAAAGAGATCCAGCCCTTTGCCGGTACCACCAACGGTTTTTTCGAATTTCGCCAGCACACCATCCAACTCGCGCAGCGTAGCAAGTGCTTGCGCCGCGTCGAAGCCGAGTTGTTGGCGGATTTCTTCCATGGTGGATGGCCTAAGAGATTTTTATCTGGCTGATCTTGACATGGCGGCGGGGATCGGGCAATCGCACTTTCTGGGCGTACTGCCGAAATGCTTTGGCGCTGGCCTCTTGAAAGTGATACGGGCCGGGGGTTTTTAGACGGTAGAAGACATTGGGATCGGTATCCGGCGTGTTGAATTCATTGTGGATCAACCAGCGGAGTGTAGTTGCGTAGTGGAAATGGTACGTGCCTTTGGCTCGGTCGATCTCCAAACCACCGTCACTGGCGCGCCGGCCTTCACTGCGACGATCCGGAGCAACGCCAGCAGTCCCGGCCGTGAGCGAAAAACCCACGGCTCGGGCCAGGTGATAAAACGTCGAAACCGACGCCCCACTCCACTGGGGAATCAGTGCGATGACCGTGGCGTCCAACCACTCATACGCCGCCTCAATGATCGCCTCGCTCAACTGCTTGTGCAGAGCAGCACGGTAGCCGCTCAGGTCGATTCGCGGTGCTTTGAGCGTTCCTTTGAACTTCATTGCCAGCGGTTTCCATAGCTTCTGTCGGGTGTCTTTAGTAAATCTTGCCGAATATACAATCGTTTGTCATGCCGCTATGCTCATGGTAGAATCTGGATGTCCAACATAAAGTAATCAACCACGGCCATAGGCCGTGGCTTTGGCTTGCCCCGCCAAGCGGGGCGAAAATTTGAGTCTGAATGCGATGCATCACCGTTCAAAGGCTTTCACGATTTGCCCGCCGTTGTCTCAATCCGCAACGGAAATTCCTTTGCAACACGCCGATTGTTTACGGTGCTGATGCTCAACACACCATCATTTATCGTTGAAATCACGCCGGAACGGCAGAGCCTTTCAGGGTCGCACGGCCAAAGGCCGTGGGTTTATAACGTACTAATCCTGTAGATCATGAAAATAATTGGTGGGTGAGTGATGGCACGATACAAAGAACAGTTAGAACGTGTGCGACGCTACTATAATCGCTTCAAGCAAATCAATAACGGGATGGAACAAACCTCGCCATCCGAAGAATTCATGGACGACATCTATGCATTCTTCCAGAACTGCTATCATCTTAAGGATTGGCTCATAAATGATTCCGCATTTACGAGATACACAGAATCAGAGATTGAGAAACACATAAAGAAAACGCCACCGCTTGCGATCTGCGCAGACATTTGTAACGCCTCCAAGCACCTTAAGCTCACAAGGATACGGAGTGGCGACAAACCTATATTGGGAAGGAGAGTCATTAGTCTTGGCGTCACGACAGGGGGTGATGTTCCGACAAAAATTGCGATGCAAGTCGAATTTGAACACGATGGGAGAACATTGGATGCATTCCAAGTGGCAACAGATGCACTGAATTCGTGGGAATCCTTCTTGTCATAGAATCATGCTCAGGATTTTATTTCTTTTCATGGTCAGCAACCCTTGTTCCCAGTCCTCACCCTCTTGGCGATTCGGCGGCGCCCCTGGGCATCCGTGCCCCGGCTAGGTGGGCGTCACGCTCCGTGTTGTCGTGATCGCGGACTTGGTCGTAGGCGAGAATGAGCGCCTGGGTGTGAACGCCGCAGTCGTTCCAGTTGGGCTTTACGCCTGGGGGCCGGACGCCGAGTCGCTCGCAGGCTCGCCAGACGGCGTACTCGCCGGTTCGGTACTTGGGCCAGAGGATGCGTCGCTGGCCGGCTGCTGACCACGTAGAAAAACCGCCCGCGCCTGTTCGAGCTTGGCTTCGTCCAAGCAGTTGGCTTCCCAGACGAGCCCGACGATGCGGTTGATCTCCACTTGCGAGAAGCCCGCACGGCGGAGGTCGTCCGTGTAGTTCAGCCACGTCTTGGGGTTGTCGGGATCGACGGTGTCCCACTCTATCTCGGACGGTTCGAGCGACTTGATGACCATATAGGCCACGCGACGACGACCGTGGGCGAGCATGGCGGATCGCCAATTGGCGTCCTCTTCGTTGGGCTCCTTGCCTGCCTTGGTCAGCCGCACGGGCGGCTTGGGCTCGGGACACAGCTTGTCGAATTCGTCCATGTCCGGCAGGCCACGGGCGCGAAACACAATGTTTTCTTCACCCCGCGGCAGGACAAGGATATCTTCGGCCGGCAACGAGCCGGGGTCTATTCCAGCGATTTTCATACGATTTCTCCGGAAGGTTGGGGGAAACAAGGAATAAAACTACGATTGAGCGACCCGACTGATGGTCGGCTCGACGGCATTGCACCGGCCGGACACCGAAACAGTTGCCTCGCCTAGGTCGAATTCCTTCGAGTCGGCGCGGAAGTCGGGGAAGATGGAGATTTCCATATCGGCGCCACCGCAGGGCGGGATATGCTCGACTTCTATGTCCACGGCGTAGGGTTCGCATGAGTCGGCCGAGGAGCTGACCCATTCGGCGGCCCCGCCGCGGCCCTTGATGGCGTCCATGGGCGTGATGGTCTCGCCCGTGCCGGTGGTGACAAACTCGTAGACGAAGTCGAGATTCACGTCCATTGGCACTTGGTTGCCTTCCCGCACGGTGTCCAACTGGCCACGATCCAGCTCGTATTCGTATTCCGAGTTCTCGGTGTAGGTGAGGTTGCCGTCGCCGACTTTTACGTCGATCTGCTGCGGCAGAAATGTAATCACCGCATCGTCGACAGGGATACCATCGGTGGTGGCCAGTGCGGGTGTGAACTGGATATTCGTGGTCGTGGCACTGCCATCGGCGGGCATGCGGCCAGTGACGGTGTAGGTCACGTCAGTTGCGCCGACGACCGTAAACCGTGCCCCTATCGGAACTACGTCGGTTCCCAGTTTGCCATTGACCACAACGGTGTCGATGTCGAAATCCGTGTTGCCGTCGGCCGGCGGTGTAACCGACTCATTGACGGCGCCCGTGCCGCTGAAACCGTCTTTGACTCGGATCGAAGCATGGCGAAGTTCTATTCTGGCCATTTATTATTCTCCGTTGGTTGAAAGGAAGAGGTGATATCGGGCATCGACGGCGCTTTGACGAATACGATCGTCCCGACTGATCTGTCCAAAGTGAATCACGCGAACCGCGTCCCGCTTGCCGGAGCGAAGCGTGAGGCACCCGAGTAACGCCGCATCGTCTTCCGGCCCTTCTCCCCACTTAATCACGGAAATCGGGCCGGTAGCGGCTTGCAGGAATATGCCGGCTTGCTGCACAATGTCGTAGGCATTGCGGGTTTGCCCACCCATCATGCTGGTCAACAAAAGGTTTACGTCCACGTCGAGCCGAAAATATCCCCGGCTGAGTTCCGTTACGGCCGGGCCGTTGAGGCGAAATTCCACATGATCGTTCGCACGGATCTTCTCTGCTTCGCGTTCGTCGATTCCCTCGATCAGGATAGGCCGGTTGATCCCGCTCGCCACCTGCTTGAAGTAATCGGCAACCGAGGCGAATATCCATCGCGGCCAGTGTGGATTGGGAATGTTCATTGTCGATTGGCTCCCGTCGCAAGTCCCAGCAGGCTATCGGCCGCAACCAGGTGGACCTGCTCGACGATGCGGCCCATCAGTTCCTTGCCGATGATGATCCAAGCTGCGCCGAACTCGAATTCCCAGATGGCCTTGATTTCGTAGCGGCGGCCGTTGTAGACCAGCCAGTCGTCGTTGGTGAATTCAAAACCCGCGGGCAAGTCGCGGGCGTCGATGATGAATTTACGAAGCCCGCTATCAAAGCTGCCGCCGTAGACGAACGCTTTGTTGGCCGAAATCTGCGAGATGCTCTGGAGCACCTCTCGGCTGACCTTGACTGGCAAGACGATGGCCCGCCGGACTACGAAGACGTCCTTGTCGATCTGTTTGCGGCCGGTCCGCACGTCGGTCTCTGCGTCGTTGAGACGATAGACGCTGACCGTACCCCCATACTGGCGTTTGAGCGAGTACAGGGTCTGCTGAATCATGCGGTTGAGTGTGCGGTCGGCCGGGTACATGGATGTTTCCGTATGGGACTACTTGTCCAAAGCCCTTTCCAATCGTTGCATGATGGCCGTGTTCTGGGCGATCACGGTCGAACATTTTGCCACCAATGGGAGGAGGACGTCCTGCTGTTGGTCTTCGAGGGTTTCGATCCGCGCAACCAGCCGATCTTCGCGGCGGTAGTCCCGCCAGAGGAAAAAGATTACGGCAATCAACAGCGGTCCGAACTGTTTTAGTACCCACATCAGGTCCATAAAGTTGTCCACGGTGAGTTCCTCGAAGGCTTTGAGGGGAGGCGGGAGGGGATGCCCGGCACAATAAAACGCACCGGGCAATCCCCAAGAAACACGAGGGCAATTAGCCCTGAAGAACCACGGCCAGGTCCGGATCAAGCACGGCGACGCCGGCCAGGATGTCCATGTTGACGACCGTGCCCTGCTTGATGCTGTTGTATTGCATCGTTATCCGCATGGCGATGTCGTTGTAGGACGCCACGGCGGCCATCACGCCCATCGATTGGTTGGGCAGCGCCAGCGGCCGGGTGACCAGGGCCAATGCATCGCGATGCAGCGCCAGATTCATGGCGCCGGCCGGACCGGGGAAGGCCAGATCGTTGTCGGCCAAGGCGGCTGCCAGCGGGCGGTCGAGCCAGATGACCCGATCAGCGCCGGACACTTCGGACTCGATCACCGTGTAGGTGTGGCGGCTGCCCCCGGTGCCGAACGAAACAAGCTGTCCGATCTGGAGCGGTTGAGTGAAGCCGTCGATCGTGATGCCCTTGGTGTAGTTGACGGGGTAGGCACCTTGGACGCTCTGGGCCTTGTACACGGTGATGGCCGCGCCGGCCTCGGTGGCAAACTTGTTCGCTTCGTGCAGCGTCACGGCCGTGGTGTCACCCGCGGCAACAGTGGCTGCCGTGATGTAGGTGGGCTGGTCATTGCCGGCCACGATGGCGTATTCGCCAGCCTGTGCCTCGTAACCTGTGATGCCCACCGCCTGCGAGCCGGTTGCGCCGATGCCCGCGGCATTGGTCACGGTGCCGGTCGCCGCATCGGACGTACCGAGAGCGATATCGTTGACGTTCTGGTCCATCCAGGTGTCGAAACCCAGGATACGGCCCAGTCGGGCGTCTTCCAAGGCCGTGCCGCCATCGCCGCGCTGGTCGGCCGCGATGAACAGTTCGTTCTTCAACAGCGCTGTCTCGCTGGCCGAGCCGAGCACCAGGTTCCGACCGGTGACCGGGGCCTTGTTATCGTTGAGCACCTTGCGAGCTTCGAGCAGATAGTCCTTAGAATTCGTCTCGTCGAGGTTCAACAGCCGCCCAACACGGCCGGCCGGACCGGCCAGGAACTTGTGAACCTGGCCCAAAACGGCGCGATCGACGCCGCGGGCGATGACCTGCATGGCCGGCAACAGATAGATCGCCACCAGTTCCTGGAACGACTTGCTGGCCTCGCCGTCCTTGATCACAAACGAGTTGTAGATGTGCTGGTCGAGCGGAACCTGCACGTTGGTCGAACGGGCGTCTTGCGTCTCGACATCGTCGTCATCCGTCTTGCGGCGGATCTTGAAGCTGGCTGGCTGTCGCGTATTGACCACGTCGCCGAACTCACGGACTTCGTCCTCGAAGTCGCGGTGGACCATCGAGGCGGCCACCATGTTCTCTTCCAGGATCGCCAAGCCCTCCTGCGCCCATCGCTCGGGAATGTAGGCGTCGTTGTCGTTGGCATAGCAGGTCGAGACGGCTTCAGACAGGTAGAGAGAATTTATCGTCATATGAAAAGTCTCCGTTTGTGTGTTGAGGTGTTGCGACAGAACGTCGCGAAAGGTTGGACTGACAAAACCCCTAATGAAGTTTAACGACCCTGCTTTGGCTTGAGACCGAGAAGCTCAGGGTTCTTCTCGCGGATCTCGCGGTACTGCGTGGGCGACAGTTTTCGCACGTCGATCTGGCCGTTGGCGCCCGCCGCCAGGCCGCCGGTTGCCGAATTGCCGCCGATGCCGCTAACGACGCCGCTCTTAAAAAGGTTCCCATACAGATCGGGTAACTCCTGCATCCGCTTCACGGCGTTTTCCGGTGTCCGTTGCGTCATCACCGATTCGCCCGTCTCCAAATCGACGTCGGCGAAATCGATCATCGGCTCGAACTCACCAAGCCCCCGTCCCTTTTCGTCGGTCTTCTCGACCATCTTGGTCATGGGCCGCAACATGGCGATGACCTGCGACGGGTTGTACGCCTCGTGCGAAACGGCCGCATCCTGCAATGCCCGTGAAATGGTCGATTCCATGTAGCGGTGCTGCCACACCTCGTACTGTTTCTCGGCGTCGGCCAATCGTCCACTATACTCCTCTTCAAGCTTCTTCCGCTCATGGGCCGCCTGCTGCTCCTTCGTGCGATATTGGGCACGCAGGTTTTCTAGCGATTCTTCCAGCCTGTTGCGGTCGTCCTTGCTAAGGCTCTCGTTTTCCAGGAGTTGCTGGTACGACTGCTCCAGCGATTCATACTTCTCCTGGTGCTTGCGGCGGTCGGACGCCATGAACTTGTTGACTTCTTCCTGCGTGAAACGGCGGTCAGGGTCTTCGTGGCCATCGAGCTGACCACCATCAGCACCGGCGTCTTGCATGGTGTTTTCGGCTTGTGAGCCTTCGCCCGCATTGTCGGCCTCGTTGTCGTAACAAGTGGCAATCGGGTCGGAGAGGTACAGTTCGCACAACATGGTCGCATTCCTTTTTATCTAAGAAACCCTACTTAATCGAATGGCGTCGTCGTCCCGAAGGAACGGTCTCAGGTGCCGCCACGCCAATACGTTGGGCACACCGTTGACAATATGTTCGATCGGGACATGGGCGCGGGAGTAGGTTGTCCGCACCGACGCATAACCCTGGGAAACGATCCCCAGATTTTCTAATTCCAGTTCAGGATCCTTGCCATCGAGCAAGGAATGGGCAATCTCATAACAGGCAATTCGTATCGCCTCGGGAACCTCCGTATCAGCACCGCGAGGGAACTCCAACGGTTGCCCGGCTTCGGCTGCGCGAATCGCTTCATCGCTTGCGCCCGAGCCGAGTGTATGGACCGAGTGCTTGCGGCCTTTGAAATTCAGCGTGTCGATCACCAGTGTCGCCGCGCGCAACGCCCTGGGACGGTCAATCGGCCTGGCCTGCGACCAGGCATGCTCGTGCAGCCGCATGGCAAAATAGTCCGCCGCTTCCTGAAGCGAGCCGTAGGTGTCTTGGGTGATTCCCTTGGGCTTGGGTGGATCCGTCGGTTGTGGAGGACTCGCCGGGCCGATCTTCAACACCTCGGTGCTATCAAATGGAATCCCATAAATCATTCCGCTTGGCGCCAGGACGGCACCTTGCCATTTGTTGGTGCCGGCAAGATTCCCGAAGATCAACGCGGTTTCGGTCACCGGTTCGATCTTCAACACCCCGGCGGCATTGTGAGGAACTGCGTAGACACAACCATTGGAAGCCAAGACGGCGGCGTTCCATTTATTGGTCCCGGGAAGGTTGCCGAAGGTGGACGTGGTGTCGGAGGCGGAGTTGATTTTCAGCACCCGAGTGTTGTCTCTGGGAATTCCGTAGATGATCCCATTTGGCGCCAAGACGCCGAAGGCCCACTTGTTGGAATCAGTTCCCAGGCTGCCGAAAGTGATTGCCGTATCGGCGGCCGGATCAATCTTCAATACCGCAGTGTGGTTTTTTGGAATTCCATAGATGCAACCGTTGGGCGCCAGAACGCCGTCAAACCATTTGTAGGATCCGGAAAAGTTGCCGAAGGTGGTCACCGTGTCGGTTGCCGGATCGATCTTCAAGACTTCGGTGCTGTTGTAGGGAATCCCGTAAATGCAACCGTTTGCTGCCAAAACGCCGCCGAGCCATTTGCTTGTACCGGGCAGACTGCCAAAGGTGATGATGGTGTCATTGGTGGGATCGATTTTCAGTATCTCGGTGCTGCCAAACGGAATCCCGTAGATACAGCCATTTGGTGCCACAACGCCTGTAATCCATTTGTTTGTCCCGGCCAAGTTGCCAAACACGGACGTGGTGTCGGTGGCGGGATCGATCTTCAACACTTCCGTGGCGTAGTAGGGAATCCCGTAAATGCAACCATTGGGAGCCAAAACGCCGCCGACCCACTTGTAGGTTCCCGCGAAATTCCCGAATGTGGAGAGAGTGTCAGTCATCGACCGGATCCTTCCCCACGCCACGCGTACGGTCCGTCGTCGTATCGTGGAGCGTGTTGTCGAGCGATTCGGCTTTTTCCTCACTGCCGGCCCCGGCCGGATCGGCCGAAAGGTCGTCAATACCGCGAGCGGCCGGGTCGCTGTTCTCATCGTCACTGCTGTCGTTACTGCTCTGTGCCGCCGCAATTCGCAGGATGCGTGCCGAGTGGTCTTCGCGAGCGGCCAGATGTTCCCCTTCATCGAAGCCCAGCGCCACCGACGCCGTTTTTTCGCCCACCAGCCCGGCGTTCTTGGCGTCGATGATCACCTTGGGATCGCTGGTGGTGTAGTGCGAAGCGTCGATCTCGCGGTGGATCGCTTCGACCCGTTCCACACTCACCTTGCCGGCCAGCAACACGGTGACGATGTTCTTGGCGATCTCGCGTTTCACCGTTCGGCCGGGCACCGTATGCATCAGCTTGGCCAGTTTGTCGGCCTCGACGATCCGCTCTTGGTCCGACTTCAGACTGTAACGATCCGGGTATTTTATTGTTGCAATCTGCCGCCGGGTCGGGCGACGTTCCTCATAAGCGGCCCAGAACTCGGCAATACGCCGCTCGGCGCTTTCCAGCACCAGTCCGATATACGATAGCCCTGCTTCGAGCCCCTGGTTATCCATCTGCTTCGACTCGGCCGAAACGCGGGTCGCAAGGTTCACCACGGCCAGGTTGACCAGCTTGCGAACGTCTTCCTCCAACTTCGCCTGGAGTTTTAGCGACGCTTCGAGCGGTTCCGACGGCGGCGCGATAAACGCCGGCGCGTTGGCCTTGATGTCGTATGCTCGACCTTGAGTGGAACCCACCTTGATGTCCGTGTCGGCCGCGCCCTGACCGCCCTGCGTGGCCGTGCCATCAGCGCTGGCCGCAACTTTCAAGTGCCCGCCGACCGCCCGGAGGTCGCGCTGTTCGATGTAGAACGGGAAATTGGCCTTGAGGGCATGGTTGACGTCGCTGGAGCCGAGATTCAATAACGCGATCTGGTGTTGGCACACGTCCTTGATGAGACTGTCGCCAATGTCGAGCATCACGAAGGGGATGCGGTCCAGCTCGAGCTGCACGGGGCCGGCCGTGTTACCGTCGCGGTCAATCGGCTTGCCGCTGGTGTCGTAGAGCTGCAAGTTGACCTTGCCCGTCGCCGGGTCGATCCACAGCAGCCGATAGCGCTGAAAGGTTTGTGTGGGCAAGCCCGTCCGCTCGTCGCAGTCGAGGCAAGAGTCCCGCAACAGCAGCGATTGGAACTCGGATGGCTCTTCCGGTTTCGAGCAGGCCCACGACAGAATGTCTTCCACCTGATAGCTGTACAGATACGGCCGCCGCCCGCTGGCATCGGCCAGTGTGCCGATCCCTTCGACGACCGGGTGGTCTACATACACGCCCACGCGGCCCATCACCAATAGATCGGTCAACACCTTCATGCCCAAAAAGGCGGTCATTGTCAAACCGCGACGATCAACACCGCCATCCAGCCCGGCCACGGCTCGCATGTAGGCACCACTGCCACCGGTCCGCAGCACGTCGTTCATCCGCTGATAAATAGAATTGCGGATGTCGTTCACGGCCGCTTTGGCAAAGGCCGGGATCGGCGTCACCGTCCTGCGGCTATTGAAATCGCCTTGCTCTTCTCGGGCGCTGAACTGTTCCAGATACTTGTCACGGAATTCGTCCCCGCCGCGGTAGGTCACCCGCCACTTGGCCCAGTCCGACATGCAAGACAGGTAGTTCGGGTGCCGACTGTCGATGATATTATTGGTGGGCTGTTTCATGAATGACTCGTTACAAGAACGACTTGATATCTTGATTAGTCTCTCGGGCCGCTACCAGCGGCAGGGCGATCTCGGCGTAGGTTCGGGCGTGGGCAAAATGGTCGGGGCCGGTCGAAACGAACGTGGCCACAACGTTGCCGCCACTTTTGGCTTGTTTGTCTTTCGTTGAATCCTTCTTCTCTCGCTCGTAGGTGCGAACCGGCGCTTTCAGGTGTTCTTGATATTCGCGCGAGACATCACGGGGCAGAACGATCCGACGCGGTTGCCGTAATCTGCCCAGCGATGCACTCAGCCAGTTGGTCCGATCCACCGTAGCCAGCGGCGCCCCATCGCCGTCGTCGGTGATCGAGATCTCTTTGGCGGTTACACCCCGCCGATAGCGGCACAGCCACACGTAGCCGGGGAACCGCTTGGCGAACCGCCGCGCTTCCATCGGCCAGGGGTCGGCGTCGATCACACAGGCCAGCACTTGCCATTCCCGCATCAGTTCGTCGAGCCGTTGGTCCCATTCGTTTTCGTAAAACTTGCCTTCCCAAAGGACCTTGGCCGTGGCCGCCACGTTCAAGTCCTGCGAGTAGCGGTCGAAGAACCACTCGCAGATTTCCACGTACGACCATTTTCCCTGGTCGACGCCCATCGTAATGATCCGCTCGCCGCCCATCTCCGGCCGTGGGTCGTCCTTGGTGTGGTTGCGGATGCACGCCTGCAAATCGTCGTCGGTGACCTTGGCTCCATCGCCAATGAATGGAACGCCGAGTTTCGAGTTGTGGAATTCTTTGTTGGCCAGCTCGTCGCCAAAACCGCGGAAATAGGCAACCACCAGTTCGCCGGGCGTGACCGTGAAGCTGTACAACTGATTGATATGAAACCCACGAATATCCGGGTTGGCATTCTTCGCCATTGCGTTCCACGTGCCCGTGCCCAGCCAATCGGGCTTCGTCTCGTGAACGAGCTTGTGCTTGCACTGCTTGCACTTGAGGAACGATTCGTGACAGCGAATGTCGGCCACGTGTTCCCCGATGATCTCCACGCAATCGGGCCACACGAACTCCGTCCACCGCGAGCAGCACGGGCACTGAAACACAAAATGCTCTTGCGTGCTCGTCATGTAGAGCTTGTGGATGCCGTAGTTGGGGATGGTCGGCGTCGAGATGCCCCAAACGTGCTTGTGAACCTGACCCGAAAGCCGCTCCAAAGCCAGCCAGATTTGTTTTTGATCCATCTCGTCTACTTCGTCGAGGAATAATTCCGAGACGGGAATAGACTTCAAGTTGCTGTCGCCGCGCGAGCCGCGGATGTAGAGCGTGTTGGCGCCGGCCTGTTTCAGGTTGACCGTGTTGGTGTCCGTGAAAATATCGGCCAGCTTGGGGCTCAGCGCCAACGCCGTGGCAAACCGGGCTTTGCTGAAATCGCTCGCGTTCAGGGCAGTTGGCAAAACGTAGAGCACGTCGCGCCTCAGCTTGTCGAGCACGTAGAGCGCCCGGTTGATTGCTACCTCCGTTACCCCGGCCTGCGCCGACTTCATGGCGTAGTTGAACGACGCGCTGGAGTCGTGCATCTCGCGACTCCAGGGATGGTAGGTCCACGAGTAGGGCCCGGGGAACGGCTCGCCCATAACGCGACGGTTGGCCGCCCAACGCGAGCAGCTCGTCAACGACCGGTCTGTAAGACCGTCCGCGATGGATTGCCGAAGTGCGTTGATCAGGTTGCCTACCATCTGGCCTCTCGTTGGGGAATCGCACGCCCGAGTGGCAGACGAGCAGCAAAACGGCAATCGTTGATTGGAACATAGGGGCGATCGTTTCGGATTAAGGTCTCATTCGCTTTCAAAACGTTTCCACTAGTGCCGAGTCGCACGAAAATGTTTGTCCGACTCGGACCTGTCGCGTTCATTCGGGCGTTCTCGCGTCTTATAGTTGGGGAACTTCGGGCTTGGGCGAGTCTGCCTTCTTCTCGACGGGTTTAGACTTCATGGGAGGCCGTTCTGCCGACTTCGCCGGGTTTTCGTTCACGGCCTTCAAGACGATCGGCTCCATCCGCTTGTCGGGCTCGCCACGAGCGTTACAAAGTTGGGCCGTGACTTCGATCTGGTCCTCGCGCATCCCCCTCGGAATCGCTACTTCCAAGGTCGCGTGGGAATCGTCCAGCGTCGTTGTGGTCTGACTTGTTGGCGTTTTCACCGTCACGCGCACGAGCGGGTGTGTCTGGCTCGACGGAAGGTTTACTGTCAACATGTTTTGCATGATTTTGTTCCTTTTGTTCCTCAACGGTTTGGATGATGTTGTCGATCTGGTCGCGCAGACTGGCAAGTTGCGGAACCGAACAGCCGGGAATGCCGGACATGGCGTAGGTTTCCAGCATCCCCAGATGGGCATCAACGGCCGTGCAGACTCGCAACCACAGGCCCGCCCCCTGATCGTGTGTGAACTGCTCGGGCGTCACGACGAGCGTGGTGGTCGATGACGTCTGCTTCGTCTGACCGCAACCGGGGCACGGCTCCTTCGGTCGCGCCAAATTCGTTCCCGGCTGTGGGCCGCGTTGGTTCATGGGATCGTTGCGAACGGCCATTGGTGCCTCCGTAAATTAAAACAGACGAAACAGGAAGCGGAGGATTTTGATTAGCCGATAAATACTTTCGGTCCGCTCCACTTCCTTGCCGTCTTTTAGGACGATATAGGTTGGCAGTCGCCGCACCCGGTATTTCCGCAC